AGTTTTTGGTAGCAAGGCCAAGGTGTTCAAGCATCTTGAGGGTATGAAGGACGCCTGTGACTATCTTCAACAGAAGAAGATGAAGGAGTTCTCCGACAAGTGGTGGGCATCTGAACAGCATGTACCTGATGGCATCATTGTGGGCAGTAGTCTGTATGACGATGTGATGAAACCTCTTGCACCTGCTGACTGCGAGTATCCTTTTGTAGGTGTAAATGATCTGACCTACGGCATACGCAAGGGTGAGCTAGTGACGATCACTGCAGGCTCTGGTCTAGGTAAGTCTCAGTTTGTACGTGAGATTGTGTGGCATGTACTCAACAAGACAGAGGACAACCTAGGTCTGATGTTCTTGGAGGAGTCAGTACGTAAGACAGGTCTATCCCTCATGTCTCTTGCGGCTAACCAACCACTGCATCTACCAGACTCAGATGCAACAGCAGAGGACAAGAAGGATGCATTCCAGAGAACGCTTGGTACTGATCGTATATATCTGTTCGATCATTTTGGTAGCACCAGTGTTGATAACATCATTCATCGAGTGCGGTATCTTGCCAAGGGATTGGGGTGTAGTTACATATTCCTTGATCATATTAGTATCGTGGTCTCTGCTCAAGCCAGTGGTGATGAACGAAAAGCCATAGACGAGATCATGACCAAGCTACGTATGCTTGTGCAAGAGACAGGCGTAGCCTTGATTGTAGTGTCACACCTCAAGCGTCCTGACTCTAAGGGGCATGAAGAGGGTGCGGCTACGTCACTGGCCCAACTACGTGGGTCTGGTTCTATCGCTCAGTTATCTGACATGGTGATTGGACTGGAGCGCAACGGTCAAGCAGATGATGAGACAGAACGTAACACCACCCGTGTGCGTGTACTGAAGAACAGATTCAGCGGCACGACTGGTCCTGCGTCTGCGTTGCTTTACTCTCGACATACTGGCAGAATGACTGAGGTAAATGAAGAGGAGTTATAATGAATGTATTGGTACTCGACATTGAAACCAACCTCGCGCATGACACCATCTGGTGTTGTGTAACCAAGGGTAATTGGTTTCCTGCGAGAGACGGTAATGTATTTACTCATGGACAAGGCGGACTACAAGATCTAATCAAAGAAGCCGACATCATTGTTGGTCACAACATCATCGGCTTTGATGGACCACTGTTGTCCAAGCTATGGGGCATCAAGATCCCTGTACGTAAAGTGCGTGATACATTGGTCATGTCAAGGTTATGGAATCCACAGTTGGAGGGTGGCCATAGTCTACGCATGTGGGGTCAAAGGCTTGGTGATTTCAAGGATGAGTTCACTGACTTTGATGGTGGTCTAACACAAGAGATGGTCACTTATTGTCGTCAGGATGTTCATGTGACAACGCTGTTGTACGAGAAGCTAGACAAAGAGTTGAAGGATTATGGATACTCAGTCGGACTAGAACATCGTATTGCATGGATCATGAAGAGGCAGGAAGACAATGGATTTAAACTCAACGAGAAAGATGCTATCTCTTTATTGGCTCAACTTAAGGATCGAATGTCTGATATTACTGATCACTTGCAAAATATATTTCCTCCGATTGTGGAAGAGCGTTGGTCAGAGAAGACAGGCAAGCAACTCAAGGACAGGGTTACCGTATTCAATGTGGGGTCACGCAAGCAAATCGCAGAGCGTCTGCAGGAACGTGGTGTTAAGTTTACTAAGACGACTGAGAAAGGCACTATCATAGTTGATGAAGGTACGCTCAAGGCTATTCATTTACCTGAAGCACAATTGATCGCTGAGTACCTGATGATACAGAAGCGCGTTGGCTTACTTGAGTCATGGATTGATAACGTCAAGGATGACGGTAGGGTACACGGTAGGGTGATCACTAACGGTGCTGTGACTGGCCGCATGACACATCAGAAACCTAACATGGGTCAAATCCCTAGTGTCAGTAGTGAGTATGGGGCTGAATGTAGGGCGTTATGGAGGGTAACTGACGGTAATGTTTTAGTTGGGACAGACCTTAGTGGTATTGAGCTACGATGTCTCGCTCATTATATGCAAGATCCAGACTGGACAGAGGAATTATTGAATGGGGACATCCATCAAAAGAACGCTGATGCCGCAGGCATTACGAGACCGCAGGCTAAGACTCTTATATACGCGACATTGTATGGTGCAGGACCGGCCAAGATTGGCAGTATTGTCGGCGGCGGTGCGCGTGAAGGGAGTGAAGTACTCCAGAATTTTTATCGCAACACCCCTGCGCTATCAAGACTTATGGAGAAAGTTAAGAAGGTGGCGGTCAAAGGGTACGTACCCGGCTTGGATAGCAGAAGAATACTGGTGCGTAGCGAACACGCCGCGCTTAACTCATTACTGCAAGGATGTGGTGCTATCATCGCGAAGCAGTGGTGTATCGAAGCGCACAAAGAGTTCAAGAGACAAAGACTTTCTGTACAACAAGTTGCATTCGTGCATGATGAGATCCAGATTGAAGCACAGAGACCACATGCGGAAACTGTTGCGTCAATCATGGTAGCCTCTGCTCGCAAGGCGGGTGAGGTGTTGGGGGTTCGGTGTCCCGTAGATGCTGAATCAAAAATAGGTAACAATTGGTTTGACACACACTAGCATTGTGTGATATAATATATGTTCTTTCTTACTTCCATAGGAGAAAAGTATGAGTGAAGTATTTAAACTTGAAGATATAGAGTTGATGTGGCCCTTCTTGTATGAGCGCAACAAGCTCAGTGGTAAGTATCAAGTAGATATTGTCAACCTCGATGCGGATCAAGTTGATGCTATTGAGAAGACTGGTGTGACTGTACGTCAGGATGCGAACAAGCCAGAGAAAGGTTTCTTCATTACCTGCAAGTCTAAGAACTACGAGATCACACCTTATGACAAGAATGGTGATGTGATTCCATCAAGCATCAAAGTAGGTAATGGCTCTAAAGCTAGCCTCATGGTCAAGCCTTATGCGTGGAAATCACCGACTGGTCAGTCAGGTATGTCGTTGAGTATTGCCAAGTTAGTTGTCACTGACTTGAATAAGTATGAGGCACCTGAAGTCAATGAGATTGCTGAGGATGAAGAGACTCTGTGATCGCACTGATTGATGGCGACATCCTCTGTTACCGCATAGGATTTGCAACGCAAGAGGAATCGGAGGGCGTAGCTATCAGGACGATGGCTAAGTTCTTGGAAGACATGCTGATGTTTGATATCGACTGTTCAACATGGAGGACATACTTAACTGGCAGTTCAAACTATCGACATGACTACGCCATCACTGCACCTTACAAGGGCAACCGCAAGGGAGAGAAACCAGTACATCATGGTCTCTTGCGGGAGTACCTTCAATACTCATGGAACGGTGACGTGTACGAAGGGATCGAAGCTGACGATGCAATTGCAATTGAGGCAACCAAGTTCGGTGACGATTCCACCATCGTCTCCTTGGATAAAGACTTTGATCAAGTGCAAGGATGGCACTACAACTTTGTCAAGAGGGAAAAGTACTACATCACCGCAGAGCAGGGATTGCTCAACTTTTATATGCAGTTCCTAATAGGTGACCGCATCGATAACATCATTGGTGTCAAAGGTATTGGCCCTAAGAAGGCGTACAAATTACTCAGTGGACTGAGTGAACGAGAGATGTTTGATGTTTGTGTTGAGGAGTTAGGGAGCTACGACAGGGCTGTAGAAAACGGAGTGTTGTTATACTTACAACGCAAGGAGAATGAGATATGGAGTCCGCCAAGTGAAAACGCAGTCAGCGAAAGCGAAGGGGCGTAAACTACAACAGTGGACTCGTGATCAAGTTCTCGATGTGTATCCCCATCTGGAGGAGGATGATGTCAGAAGTACAAGTATGGGTGTTAGTGGCAGTGATCTTCAACTCAGCCCTTTGGCTCGCAAGTCTTTCCCGTTCGATGTCGAATGCAAGTCGCTTGCGAGAGTTGGAGTATATCGTTTCATTGACCAATGCAACAATCGAGGCGATGCACAGCCACTTGTCATCGTCAAAGAAAACAGAAGAAATCCTTTAGCTGTTGTTGATGCAGAGTATTTCTTTGAACTACTGAAGAAGGTTAAGCATGCTTAAACATATGGTCATACCTGATACGCAAGTAAAACCTGATCATCCAATTGATCACTTGCGTTGGGCAGGAGAATATGCCGTAGACAAGAAACCTGATGTTATCATACACATCGGCGATCACTTTGATCTACCTAGTTTATCAACGTATGATGTCGGTAAGAAATCGTTTGAGGGCAGACGCTACGTCAACGATATCAATGCAGGCATCGAGGCTATGCAAGAGTTCCTTGATCCTATTCGTAAGGAACAGGAAAGACTCAAGCGTAACAAGGACAAGCAGTGGAACCCTCGCATGGTATTCACACTTGGTAACCACGAGTATCGTATTGCTCGCGCTATCAACGCTGACCCTAAGTTAGAAGGGCTAATGTCCTTTGATGATTTATATTTAACAGAGATGGGATGGGAGGTCTATGATTTCTTACAGCCTGTGGTCATTGATGGCGTGTGTTATAGCCATTACTTTGTTAGTGGTGTTATGGGAAGACCAGTAAGTTCTTCTAATGCACTGCTGAATAAACAGCACATGAGTTGTGTCATGGGTCACGTACAGGATCGTAGTATCTCATATGCCAAGCGTGCTGATGGTAAGCGCATCACTGGATTGTTTGCAGGTATTTATTATCAACATGATGAGGACTACTTGAACCCGCAGACTAACGGATCATGGTCTGGTATCTGGATGTTGCATGAAGTAGCTGAAGGTACATTCGATGAGATGCCAGTGTCAATCAACTACTTGAGGGAGAGGTATGCCTGATCTAAGTTCTATGGCCCGTGAGTATCAGCTTGGCGGTAACCATTACACATCCAAAGACATACAACCTTGGGATGCAATGCAGTCATGGATGACTGAAGACCAGTACCGTGGCTATCTCATGGGTAATGTAATCAAATACATTGCTCGCTTTCAAGACAAAGGCGGGGTACTTGATTTGCAAAAGTGCAAACATTATCTTGACAAACTAATAGAAGTATGGTAAAATAGATGTTTACGCTTGAAGATATGAAGGATAAGCTCAAGCAGTTGGATGAGGTAACTTTGATGGAGACGTTAGAGATTACCTCAGAAGACTTAGTTGAACGGTTCGTAGATCGGATCGAACAAAAACAAGATACACTGGAGAATGATTTCGATGAGTCAACACCTTGGGATAACGATTGATTATGAAAGAGACAGTCGCCTCAGTGAACAAGCTATTACGCTTATGCGTGACTACTATATGCTTGATCATGAAACAAGTCCTCAACAGGCTTTCGCTCGTGCGGCAGTGGCTTACTGCGCTGACGATTTTGATTTGGCACAACGTATTTATGACTATGCCTCGAAAGGTTGGTTCATGTTTGCGTCTCCTGTCCTCTCTAATGCCCCAGAACCGGACGGAAAAATACGTGGCTTACCTATTAGTTGCTTCCTTACTTACGTGGGGGACAATCTTGATTCTCTTATTGAACATAATGGTGAAGTAGCATGGCTTTCCGTAAAGGGCGGAGGTGTGGGTGGGCACTGGTCAGACGTGAGAGGGATCAGCGACAAAGCCCCCGGACCGATACCGTTCATGAAAGTAGTAGACGCTCAGATGACAGCGTACAAACAAGGAAAGACAAGAAAGGGTAGCTATGCCGCATACATGGATGTATCGCACCCTGACATCGAGGAGTTTGTGTCTTTCAAAGTAGCCACGGGTGGTGATATAAACCGCAAGTGTTTTAATTTATTTAATGCTGTGAATATCACAGATGAATTTATGGAGAGTGTAATTAATGATACAGAATGGACCCTTACAGACCCAAGTACAGGAATTGTTAGAGAGACAGTCCAAGCTCGTAGACTGTGGCAACGAATCCTTGAAGCTCGCTTCAGAACTGGCAGTCCTTATCTTAACTTTATCGACACAGCCAGAAGAGGCTTGCCAGAAGCTCAAAGAAAACTTGGATTGTCAATTAATGGCAGTAACCTCTGCAATGAAATCCATCTCGCAACAAGTGAAGAACGCACAGCCGTCTGCTGTCTCTCCTCAGTCAACCTTGAAAAGTATGACGAATGGAAAACAAGTGGAATGGTTGGAGACCTTATCCGATTCTTGGACAACGTCCTTCAATTCTTTATTGACAACGCACCAGAAGAGTTGGGAAAAGCTGTATTCTCAGCATACAGAGAACGTAGCATCGGTCTTGGAGCAATGGGATTCCACGGCTACCTCCAGTCCAAAGGTATAGCGTGGGAGTCATGGCAGGCCGCAAGTGAAAACTATAAACTCTTTGGGGATATTAAACAACAGGCACAGCACTCAACCTACCAACTGGCTGTTGAGCGTGACGAATGTCCTGACGGGCGTGGTACTGGTATTAGGAACATGCATTTACTTGCTATCGCTCCTAACGCTAATAGTTCTATTCTCTGTGGTTGTTCTGCCAGTATCGAGCCTCGTATTAGCAATTGTTATGTACACAGGACTCGTGCGGGGGCTCACACAGTACGCAATTCGTATTTGGAAACGTTACTTGAAGAGAAAGGACAGAACACTAAGAAGGTTTGGAAGTCTATTACGGAGGCTGAAGGATCAGTACAGCATCTGGAGTTTTTATCGGAGGTTGAAAAAGATACTTTTAAAACAGCCTTTGAGCTAGATCAGAACTGGGTTGTTGAGCACTCTGCCAAACGTCAGGAGTTTATTTGTCAAGGTCAGAGCGTTAACGTTTTCTTCCCTTCCGGGACAGACAAGGCTATTGTTAATCAGGTACATCTCAAGGCTTGGAAGGAAGGTCTTAAAGGTCTATACTATCTACGCACTACGGCAGGTGTCTCAGCGGAAAAGGTTGGGACTAAAGTAGACCGTAATGCACTGAAGGACTTTGAAGATGAGGAGGTATGCGTATCATGCCAAGGGTAGATAATCTCTTGCTACGGCTAGAGCTACTAAAGGATATAGATCCTTTCAACAAACAACTATTAAATGATTGCTATGATACAGTGACTGAACTGTCACAAAAACTAAACACACTGGAGAAACAATTATATGAGCTTGCAGGAACAGAGCAAAAGTTATAAACCATTCGCATACCCGTGGGCAGTAACATATGCAACAGAACATGAGCGTATCCACTGGATCGAGGATGAACTGGAGTTACAGACCGATGTCAATCATTGGAAGTCAGGGTCATTATCGCAGGAGGAGAAAAACCACATCACTCAAATCCTGCGGTTATTTACACAAACAGACGTGGCGGTTGGAACAAACTATCTTGAGTATTATATACCCAAGTTCAAGAACAATGAAATCAGAGCCATGCTCACAGCCTTTGCTTCTCGTGAGTTCATCCACCAACGAGCATACGCCTTACTCAATGACACTCTCGGACTTCCGGAAGAGGAGTTCACAGCGTTCTTAGAGTACACTGAGATGGCTGAAAAACTAGAGTTCATGGCTGATATTGATATGCATAGCGTTCAAGGTACAGCACTGTCTATTGCACGGTCAGTATTGAATGAAGGTATGAGCCTGTTCTCAGCATTTGCGATGCTCTTAAACTACCAACGATTCGGTAAGATGCCGGGTATGTGTACGGTTGTTGAGTGGTCAGTACGTGATGAGTCACAACACGCAGAGGGAATGGCTAAGTTATTCAGAGACTATTGTAACGAACATCCACGAATTGTTAATGATGATTTCAAGAAAGAAATCTATGAGATGTTTCGTACTGCTGTTAAACTTGAAGACAAGGTTATTGATCTTGCGTATGAGATGGGTGACTTGGAAGGGTTATCAGCAACAGATGTAAAGCAATACATTCGATACCTTGCAGACCGTAGATTACTGCAATTAGGTCTCAAGACAAACTGGAAGGTCAAAGACAATCCCTTGCCGTGGATGGAGGAGATACTAAGCGGTAGCTCAATGAGTAATTTCTTTGAGAAACGAGTGACTGATTATAATGCACATGGGCTGAAAGGAGATGATTGGGGATGGTAGTACAGTTTAGTTTTTGGCACGTCTTCGGATTGTCTGTTGAGTCTGTGGAAGCACAGCCCGTGTATGGCTGTCAGCGTGGACAATCAGAAGAAGACGCTACGATTTATTTCTTTGATGGTTATATATTTAACGTACCATTTGTAAAGGTTATGGTTGGCACCGTCTACGGACTTGCTGACGACTGAACCACCCTCCAGTGGATTGCCCCCGTAAGGGGGCTTTTTTATTGCTTGAGTTCTACCTGTTCTTCAAGACCCTTGGAAAGAATAATCTTATTATAAAATCTTTTTGCAAACGCTGGGTCATCTCGATACAACTCGCCAAACATTTGCTTACTTGCTTTACCCTTAAACTCTGTGATCTTCTGATCAAGAACATATCTCTTGCGAGCATCTGTTAAGTTTGCCCAACTTGGAGAGTTAACCAAAGCCTCTAGCACAGGAGTGACACGCTCAGCCGCTAGTTGTCTATATCTTGCAATCTGTTCGTTGCTCATATCCAACCCTTTGATCTTGTCACCAACCCTTCCTTTCGTATAGTTCAAGCGAGATAGCTCAGCCTGTACTGGTGATTGATCGCTCTCTGAAATAATCCCAAAGCCTGTGATTGCTTGGATACGATTAGTCTCACGAGGTCCGCCAAATAAACCATACTCTTGTGGGAGTTGCTCACGTAATCCGGGAATACGTTGCTGTAGTTTTTCAATTGGTGATGTCGCCTGACGCTCATACGGATCTAAGATACGAGCCGCTTCGTTCACAATTGCAGGAGTCAATGGACGCAAGAGTTGAGATGCAATCTTTTCATCAACACGAGCAGGATCAGTAACGCCTTCAAGTACTAATGAGAATCCTTCCATGAATGACTTAGATAGGATGTGGTACTTTAGTCCTACCATGATGTCCGTAAACAGATCGCCATACAGTTTCTTATCAGGGTTAGGATCATTAGCGTAGTCATCCATAGCACGCTTCAAATCACCTGCCAAGCCAAAGGCTGTTGCGATAGGCTCAATCCGCTGATAAGGTATCCATATATCACCAATCTTAATTGAGAACGCTTGCTTGCCTTGGTCTTTCCATGACTGAGCTTCTTCACCATCACGAGGTGCGCCTGTGACACGCCCTGCCGCATACAATGACATGATGCCTGCGAACATACCAAGCCCTAGAATCTGCCTAGGAATTAACTCATCGTTTGACATTTTTACTGGTACGCCACCTTGAGCATACTTAGGTCTAAATGCAAACGGTAAACCCGGCACGTATGTCACACCTTCTTTAAGAATGTTCCAAGGTGTCTTCACAAAAGGAACCATTGTACCTAATAATAATCTACGTGCCTCACCGATTGTATCATCACCTGCTTCTCCTTTAAGTTTTTGAATACTTGCAGGTAACCCATAGAGACGAGACTGGAATGTATTGTCAAGAGCAAACTCTCGGACTGTTGTGTACGGTAGCCAGTCTTTCTCACCATCACCAAACATCTTACCAAGCCTACGCTCCATTTCCCCAAAGTCATTGGTTATAACAGAACCTTCTTTCTTATAAGAGTCTAGCAACTCTCTGTATCGTACATCATCTGAGCCTGCTTCTTTACGAGCTTTGATAGCGGCCATTTGCGCTACCTTCTGTCGTCTAAATCTAGCCTTACCATACTCATCAATTGCAACAGTCAGTTTGGTTGGGATACGAACGACTTCACCGCCTTTACCGGGAATAGCCTTACGTACATAATCATACCCTTCATGTACATACGCATTGATCTGCTCAGGTGTTGGTTCAAACTCAGATAAGTCATCGACACGTTTTGCAAATGCTTCAGTACCTTCTTGCAATCCTTCATCTAATGCAGAACGTCTAGCAAATGCTTCAGCAATTGATCCTTTAACTTCTGCTTCAGTACGTCCTGTACCTACAGCAATTTCTTTTACTGTAGCTTTTACGTCAATAGGATACCCGCGAGTCCAACCAGTGCGGAAGTAATGTAGGTCAGCTACGAATCCTTCTGTTGCGGCTTGTAGCATTGCGTATGCTTCACTTAATGTACGATCACCTTTTGTAATCTTAGTCGCATCAGTCAATGCACCCACAGCATACACAGTAGGACGCAACACATTCTGTACTGCAATCGACAAGGCGTTAGCAATCGGAGTCATCGTACCTGACAAGTACCCATTAATGACTGCTTCTAATCCGTAGTCTGCTATTGTCTTACGTTTACCAATCTCACCAATAGCATCTGCTAAGGCAAGAGCTTCAGCGTCACGATCCAGAGTACCTTCAGGAGTAGGTTTAGCAAGTCGTTTAGCGGTTTCAATACATGCTTTGGACATTACCATTAGCACTTCACTCCAAACATTAATTCGTTAATGGTTTGACCACGATCTAATTGACCTTCTTGCAGGTTAATAAAGTTACGCATTCTACGTAGCTGTGTCATTGCATTAGAGATCTTAGTCTTCTGCGCAATGTAACCTGCGTTACCAATATAATTGTAATACTGAATATCCTGCATTACTCGCAAGCCTTCTTCACTATCGAGTTTACCTTCACGCATGAGAGCATTTAGAATCTTACGCGAGTCAAGCATGCGTTGTTGGGCTTCTTGAATCAGGGGTGTAATTGCTTCTAGCTCATCTGCTTTTAAAATGTTTTGTTCGTTATCAGCAAGCCAAGAAGCAAGATCATCGTAGTCTTGAAGGACTTTATTTTCTACTTCAATTGCACCATCGACAACATTGTTCCATGTGTATCGTCCACGAGTTGTTTCATCACGCAGTCTTGCTAACTGCTCTGATGACTCTGCCTGTAAACGAGAATGAAAGTTAAGCTCTGCTTGCGTTGAACCTGTAATCTGCGTAGGTTCTTGAACAATTCCTTCAGCACTTTGTTTTACTGAGAATCGTTCTTGTTCAGGAACAGTCCGTCCAGTAAATGCACGTCGTACTGCTTCAGTTCCGGGAGCATCAGGTGAGGTAGCTTCAAAACGTCTGCCCGGTCTAACGCCTGTAGAGCCTACACCCGGTAATGGATCAAGACCTAGAGGTACACGAGGCGTCACAGGTTTATATTCAATTGGATTGATACGCTCAGCAACACGTAAGTTGAGTGCGTTAACTTCAGCTTCAATAGGCTCAGGTAACTTTTGTGCTTCTTGCCTAGCGGCTACACTAACAGCATTTAGATCAGCACCTGCTTCTTGTTGTAATGCGGCAAGGCGGGTTTTCTGTAATTGCGGTAGTTTATCAATACGTCCTGCATCAATAGTATTAATATATCGCTGTGCATTTGCGCCTTCTTTAGCTTCACCTAACTTCGCTTGTACCTTCTGTTGTTGAGCGACAATCTTATCGACTGTTGCTTGCGCTCTTTCTTTAGCGGCTACAGTCTTACGAGCATCTACAATCTTCTGGGCTTTACTAACTTGATTGTTCAATGTGTTTAAAGAGTTTTGCAGTATCTGTACTTCTTTACGAGGTAATGCCCTAGCCGCAAGAGGAATCAGTTCTTCTTTTAATTTAACAACAGGATTGAATGCACGGGCTTCTGGTGAGGGTACATCTGCAAGTTGACGGCGTGGCAACCCTTCTGCAAGTTTCTGTATGTCATCAATTGCACCAGTCTCTTGTAAGCTTTGACCAACACGAGCCTCAATAGACGCTAACTCAACATCATCAAGTGCGCTGAAGACTTCATCCTTGAGGTTACCATCTTCACGAATAGATTGAGGTACAACAATTCCTTCTTCATCGCCCTCAACTTTAACACTTGGGCCTTCAGAAACTCGCTGTAAAACTTTACCTGCAACACCACCAATTGTACCGCCTAAGCCCGCACCTGCTACAATGTTGAGTACAGCAGAGTCACCAAACTCTTCATATGTAGGTTCAAGTACACCACCTGCGGCACCACCTGCGGCTCCACGAGTGATACCTTGTTTAACAAGATTGGCTGACTTAATCAGTTTTGTAAATGCAAAAGGCAGCGTTACTGGGTCAGCCAGAGATCCAAGAAGCAAAGCACTGTAACCTGATATTGGATTCTGCTCAAGCATGATACGTAACTCACGCTCTTTCTCAAGGTCAGATGTCCCTGAAAGACTGATACCCTGATCAATATCTCCAGTCAAAGATTGCTCAAGACCACGAGCAGTAGATGTTAGCCCACGCTCAGCGGCACGAAAGAGAGTTTCGCCAATACCATACTGCTCGCCATACTCAGCTTCAGCCTCAATAATTTTATTGTTAATCTGAGCTTCAGTATAGTTATCAGGAAACTTAAACTGACCAAGCCTGTGATTGACAACAATAGCCATTACTTAACATTCCCAAATCCAGAAAGTACACCACTATCTTTGCCTGTAATTTGCAAATCTTTTGGCGGGCCTTTACGCCTGCTTCCAATTCTTAATTTATCAATTTCTTTTCTACGCTCTCGCAGAATCTTAAGCTTTATATTTTTATCTTTATCGTTTGATTTTTCAAGTGTAACAATTTGTTGAGTAATTGCTTTTCTAGCGCGTGATAGTTCTTCTGGGTCACCATAAATTGGTGTGCCTTTAGGTAATGCACGAGCAATTGATGGCACTGCTTCTGTTGTTTCCATTTCTCTAGGTGCAACGCCCGGCCCAGAAGTGTTAGCTTCTAAGCGTTGGCGTTCTTCTTCAGTAATTGCTCGACCTTTTCCTTGTGTAGTTGTTAGCTGAGCCGTTACTGCCGCACTACCTTGATCTCCTGTACGAGCTTCTGCAATTGCACCCGGACGTACTAAACTTGCGCCTTCTCCCAAATCAATAACTGTATCCTTTGATTCTGGTTTTTCTACTGCATCGTCTGTTTTAACTGCAGTTGATGCACCGCTTGGTAAAGAGTAACCCGGCACTAAAGATTTTAATCCATCTTGTGTACGCTCAAATGGTACATTACGGTAGATAGGATTACGTTTAAATAATGGTTGTTTATTTTCATCGAGTCGTTGTAACCCTGTTGTTGGGTCAATATCAGGCTCTGTTTCATATCCAACAATCGTAGGAATATCTACAGTTGCTGGCATCTGTGACTTCTCTAATTCACCTGCATATGCCGCAATCTGTAACGCACGCTCTGGTGCAAACTGTGACACACTCTGCGCAAGTGTACGCAAGGCTTTAGGATCATTAGGATCAACACCTGCAATTGCTTGTTGCATACGCTCAGCCATTTGCATTTCTGATGACGGACCACCAAACAAACGAGCCAGTCCTAAACCAATAGCACCACCTGCCTGAGAAAACCCATCACGCTGTGCCGCCATAAACTCGGCTTGTTGTCGCCGTTGAGTTTCCATAACTTGCTCTGGCGTTGCGCCAAAGAGAGATAATACTTGTTGTCTAGTTGCCATAATTAATCCTGTCCATAAAATCTAAAGCCTGAGTTTGGCGTACTAAAACTAAAATTGTTTCTATAAGTAGTTGCCGCAGGTCCAAAACCTGAACCGTAACCTCCTGCTAAAGGTCCAAAGCCTGCTTGGGTTGGTAGCGTTGTTACTGGAGTCGTCCCTCCGCCCTTAAAAAGCCCGCCCGATAGTGCGCCTCCAAGTGCAGAACCAAAGAAGTTAGCGTTTTGACCGCGTTGTTGTTGTTGGATTTGCGCTAGGTTTTGATATGGAGCTAATTGCATTTGGCCACTTGCATACGCCGCGCCCGCACGAGCAGTCTCTGCATCCAATCCTTGTGCGAGTAATGCTTGTTCTAATCCAGAAACAGCAAGACCTGACTGCAACATACCTGCCGCCGCTTGCTGTAGTTGTGCCTGTTCACCAAATGCTTGCTGACGAGACTGTGCCGCTAGCTGAGCAAGTGTCTGTTGTTGTTGTCGTCCTAGTCCTAAAGCATCAGGAGAAACCATACCTGAGCCTGCGCCTAAGCCTTGTGACTGACCTGCAAGTTGTAGACCTAAACGTCCAGAACCAAACAGACTAGATTGTAACTCAGTAGCTTGACGTTGAAACTCTGGACGCAGTAAAGCAGACTGTTCACCAAAGACTTCTTGCGCACGTTGCGATGGATCAAACGCCGCCGCTTGGTCAAACAAACTACCTGCACCTGCAAGAGAACTACCAAGAATATCTTGATAAGGCTGAGACAAAGTAGCTTGATATTGACCATCACCTAAGTATTGACCAGTACCTGAACCTGTAGTAACTGTAAATGGTTTAAATACAGCTTCTCCACCAAGTTCTCTAGCACGTCCGATGGCTTCTCCGGCAGTGCCTGCACCACCTTTTCCAAATAAGGCGTTAGTAACACCGCCTACGATATTACCCATTTGTATATCTCCACATAGGTCTAGCTACCCCGTCATCACACGGGAGGGTTTGTACATATTTATATCCAATAGACTGCACGAACTTCTCCAACTTGGGGTTATCAGTCAAACAAAAAAACGGTTGTCCATGCATCATTTGTAAAAGTCCATGTATTTGTGTAAATTCTTTCTTAATACTAAGAGTCCATTTGTGTACATCTGCATGTGTCCAAGTTCTATCTGCAAACCGTTCAAAGTAAATCGTGTATGCAGGTTGTATTGCTACTGGTGTTTTTACCATTAAGTTTTGATAATGTAATTTAACACAAACGTAGGCTGAACATTGTTATGAGCACCGTCACCGCCAGTGTTTTGAATAGCTGTAGTAGAACCCGCTCCGGCGCTTCCGTTAGAGTTACCGCTTACCCCAGTAGAGTAACTTGCCCCCGCGTTTGTATTTACATCGTGAGCGTGTGCAGGCATTTCAGCTATAGTCAGCGTATGTGTTTCACTACCACCAGAAGCCCCAAGAGTATCTCCATTGAGACCGCCGGCTTGGTCTGTTAAGCGGTTAGCAGATGCTCCACCCATGTCGTCTTGTCCTGCAACAACACGGCCGCGTAAATCAGGCAACCCAAATGTAGTGGAACTATCTCCTGCACCATAAGTTGTACCAATTACAGCGAATAGATCTGCGTATGTGCTACGACTGACATCCTGTCCATAACATAACAAGTAACCTGTAGGTGCTGACGTCCCTGCGTATGGATTAATAATACCGGCAGGAAGTACAAATAATGCATCCACCGCAGTTTGCACAGTAGTTTGCACAAAAGCTGTTGTAGCTACTTTTGTAGAATCGTCAGAAGCCGCTTGCGTAGTTGCAGTAGGGTTGACTAACGCCGGTGCGTTTAAGTCTGCTTTAGTATTAACAGCCGTTTGAAGAGCATTGAACTCATCGTCAATCTCTGTACCCTTGACAACCTTGAGAGGGTTACCTGTAAGCAAGGCATCCTTAGAAGCAAAGTCTGTTGATTTAGTATATGAACTCATTAGATTGTCCTACCTTGTTTAACATAGACATCCATTTTTTGAATTGACAAAGCACCGCCGTCAAGGTCTGCTTCAAAACCTAATTGTAATACTGATCCACTACCTGATCCGGGAATACGTACATTATCTACTAATGTGCTACCTGAGAACTCAGCAATGTTATACTCTGCTATATTGTACTCAGACACTGCCCCTATTTGTACTTGTAAGGGATACGAATTGTATTGATCATTGTAGTCAAATCCTGACTTAACAACAAAGTCTTGGCCTGTTGCGCCTACTATAGTTATTGCTAAACGTTTGAGTATTTTTGTTTGTACAGGTGACCCTAAATCAAAGTAGTTTGTAAAATACACCATACGGTAGGAAGCGCCATTATCTTGATAACCAGAATAAGAAGCTAGTCCGTTAGTATGAGTCATGTAAACGTTATCGTCAAACGCTAACCAATTAGTAAACTCCATACTGTTCCAAATGGTTGCTCTAGCTGAACCGTCTTCTAAAACAGAACGAGTATCAAAGCAGTAAACTTTTCCATACGTTGGAAAGGTTAGTAAGTAAAACGCATCATGTTCTGAGTAGACACTTTTAATTTTAGAAGCGATTTCTGCATCAAGTATCTGAACCAAATCATCACGAATGTTTTTAGATAGGTCACGCATTGGTGTTGACTTTTCTTGAATGACTCGTCCAAGACTACGAAGTCCTGACTCCGATAAGAAAAGAATGTCAGTACCTGTATTTTGAATACTATCTCTTGCAACGCAACCAACCCCAGAGATAACTTCTACAAGCTGTAAATTTACTGGGTCTAAGTACTGTTGGTTATTGTCAGTGTCTCCAAATATAATTATATTCTTTTTACAGAACACAATTAAGAAGCCGTTATGTGCTCCAAGCCCTACTATTTCATCATTACCATAAACTAGAATACCTGAAATATCTAGTGAACCTGCAGTACCATTTAAAAAATCTGTACCGTCTAATAATTTAGACCAATAAAGCGTTGTCTTTACGTTAGTTGTGTCAGCTATCCATAACCTACCATAAGCCGAAAGAGCAGTGTTGCCTTGTGGTGCAGTACCGTGAGCCCATGTAGCTATGATCGTCCCTGTAGCAGGACTAGACGCAGAGCTAGGCAGTTCATAGGTATAGGTATCGATATCAACTACAGTTATTGTAAACGTTCCGTTATATTCAGACTGATCTGCTCCTGAAATGGTAACAGATGTTCCTGTAGATAATCCATGTGAACTATGAGTTACCGTTGCAGTTGTAGCGTGAGATGTAATAGTAACTGTTGCGGTTGTAGCGGCTTGAGAAATATCCTTAATAGTATTTGAAACCGTATCGTAATATAAAGGTGCATA